CCTCTTCCATGACCTCTTCCATGACCTCTTCCATCTTTTTACTCTTTCTCATTTCTCTATCTCCTCATTAATTTCATTATAAAACCTTTCTCCCAAATACTCCCTTTCCCAGTCCGTGTCTTTATAATATCTTATAATATCCTCCCTGTCAATTTTAAATTTTCTCTTTAAAATTTCACACCTTATAATCTCATCCATAACAATTTTCCCTATCTCATAATAATCTTCCTTCAGTAGTAAATTTATCCCGTCTTTACCCTCCCTCTTACACCATTCCATAAAATTCAAAAACTTACTTATCCTCTCATTCATTTCTAATCTTCCTCCTCTTCCTCTTCCTCTTCAAAATCCCAGCTCCAACCCATCATATGTGCAACCATCATCCCAATAGCTATATCCCAGTCATCTATATATTCTCCCTTTTCATATTCTTCAAAATCTACCCCATCCAAAAACGTGTCCCACAACTCTTTCACTCTCCATATCATTTCTTTACCCACCATTTTATATATCTCTTTTCTAAAGCCCATTCTATCTAAATTTTTATTTCCTGTCCACCCTTTTTTCATCATATACCTTTCTACCTCATCTTATCATTTCCACATAATCATTACTCTTTCTCAACTTAGTAATCCTTCCCATTTCACTTTCTCCCTTTTATCCTTTTCCCCTAACCACAAATACAATATAACTACTTTTATTTTACTCGTCAATAACTTTCTTTTATTTTATAAATAATTCTTTTATTCACAATCTTTCTGGGATACCTTTGGGAGGGGTAAACCCCTCCCAAACCCACCCCTTATTACTAACTCAATAATCATACGTTTATCAACGGGGCCTCCGGCCCGCCTTATACCTCGGTCTCCCCATACTTCATACCCCGCCCCAGAAAGACTGGGCCTGGATTCCATAGGGCGCCCCTGGACCTGGATTCCATGGGTAAATAAACCCAGGGTCCCGCCTAGCCCGGTAAGACTGGCTATCTGGTATCCGTATGCCTGTTTGACCGTTTACCATGGTAAAATAAGCCCTGGACCTGCTTAGCCCAATAAGACTGGCTTTACCAGGGTGCTACCCGCGCCTAGGTGGTCAGTTTCGCTGCCCTTATTTTCCCTTTTCTGCTAAGACTGGCTCTGTCCTGCTGTTACTGGGATCCGGCTTGTCGCATATTTTTTGCCTAGGCCCTTTATCGTATTTATAAAATGGTGTCGACTTGTATCAAAATTTCACTTGTTGTTGTCGCATACTGTGTCGTATTAGCAAACATGTGAAATATTTCACGTTTAAAAAACTTGATATAATAATAAAATCAATACTTTATAAACTGCGACACAATGCGACGAGGCGGGGCTGAAACTGTTACGAGGATTTGTCGCATTTCTGTTTGTCGCATTAAGAATGTGACAAGTAACACAGTGTTACCAAAAAGTGTTACTCAGACGAAATTCGTCTGTCGCATTAAGCGATTTTTAATGAAAAAACTAAAATTTTTAATTTTCTTTTCCCAGTTGCGCCGGGTCCGGCTAGTACATAAGTATTTGAAATAAAACACTTTTCTTTTATGCTGTATTAATATTTTTTAATTTTTAATATTTTTCTTTTGTAGAACTTTTAAATGCATCCTGCCTATATATTCCGGTATCGCGGGGACACGCGCGGTAACACTTCCGCGCCACTGGATACGCACACGTTATATTTATATATTTATAGTTTTTGAGCTAAAAAACTAAAAATTAAAAATTTATACCCCCCAGCAAGGTATAAAAGTTAATAAATTCAAATACTTAGATTGCGTCGGGACCCGGTAACCGCTGGGACTGAAAAATTAAAAATTTTAATTTTTAAAAATTAAGAATCTTAAAATCGTTTTTATACGATTACGGGATTCACTTAAATATTTACAAAATATTACTTTTACTATATAATAAACTCATTAACAACTACGGAGGAACAATGGACTTTCTAGCAGTAATACCTACACCCTGGGCAAAGGAAAAAGGCTGGACTCAGACAATCGGGAACACTAAACAGCCGGTAATTCCTGCAAATAATGCGAAAAGTGCATATATTCTTGCAGAAGTAGCAGCAATACCAACTGGTAAATGCAACTTGGGCTTTATAACGTCTGAATTAAATAATATAGTAATTTTGGACATAGATAACTCAACTCTTGAAAATTTGCCTCTAGCTCTACAGGCGGCCCTAAGCAAAACTTATAGCGAATATAGTTTATCAGGCAATGGGTTACATATTGTTTTTACAACTGATAAGTCCAAATTACCCAATAAAGCGTATTTGAAAACAAAGGTTTTTGAAGGACAACTCTCAATAAAAAACAACTTTATGGTTGTAACGGGCAACAAATTGCCCCAATCGCCTCAAGAAATCTTGGCAATACCTGCAGAAATGCTACTGGAAATTCTGCAATATGAGTGGAAAGTCGATGCAAACGACATCGACAATATGGATACCCCTCCCATATTTGCAAAGTTTAAAAAAGCTGTGATGTCTATTCCCATAGATCAGTGTGACAGAGTAAAACGTGTCTATGAACAAGAATTTAACCAGAAGTATGAACACTATAACTTCTGGTTAACAATAGGGATGGCAATACATGACTATGGGAAAAGAGTAGGGCAGATGACCCAAGCTCTAGAACTGTATCTCAACTGGTCAGTATTAGATCCTACAGACTTTGAATCCGATGAAGCGGTTGCGAATAAATGGGCCTCATTTGCTTCAACACAGACCAGTCGTATAACTTATAAAACTGTACTCAAGTTGGCACAAGTCTTTGAGTTCAATTACCCTAAAAAAGTTTTTGACAAAAAAGCGCGCAAATATATTCCTAATCCTATAATAATAGAATACGACAACTTTGAGTACCTCCTGGACAAGTACAATATAAAGCTGTGCCACATGAATAATCTTACTTTATTCATTAAAGGTGACGAGGATATTGTTAAAAAATACTTCATGCTTGATCAAATACAGAACCTCTTTGGCTATTATGGCCCATTTAACAAGACCAAGTTGTACGCGGCCACTTTGCGTCTGTGTCAAGATTCACTATGGCAAGGGCTGTCGAACACAAAAAACCTGGTAGACATATGGGTAGAGCAGCCAAAAGTGCAGGTAGACTTGTTTAACGAATGGTTAAATTGGCCTAGCCATACCCTGTCTAATGATCTCAAATTTCCGAGAAATACTGGTGTGCATATTGACGCACCGTTGACTACTTTTGAGGATTTAGAGGCGTGTATTGACTGGGATATAACAGGTGGAGAAGAGCAACTTAAGTTATACAAAAAGATGTTATACGCAACGTTTATGCAGCTCATAAAACTGCATGAGCCAGGGCTGCAACAGTTTGAAGACAATGGGGGCATGTTCGCCTTTATTGGCCCTGAAAATACATATAAAACAACATTCTTTAAACTTTTGTTGCCAATCCCGCTGGAATTCTTGAGAAAAGAACAGAATCAGGAACTGGTAGGGGAGAAAAACAAGCGCGACTTTGTGCGAAATCTTTCAAGCGCGGTTATACTTCTGGTAGACGAGTTTGAAGGATTTATGGACCACAAGCATTCAGGAAGCTTTTTTAAGTCAATTATAAGCTCAAATACCACTTCTTTTACAGATATCTATAAAACTGAAGAATCAAGCCTCAAGCGCAAAGCCATTCTTGTAGGTACGTCTAATGACCTCAAGCAAATAATATCAGATAATGGCAGTAGACGTCTATGGTATACAAAAATTAGGTCCATAGATACTACGCGCATGCTGCAAATTGACTTGCACGCCATGTATAATAACATGCGCGATAGGTTTAGAAAAGCAGTAGCAAAAGGAGAAACACCCTGGTTATTAACAAAAGAAGAAGTCACGCTCGTGTCGGAAAACAATAAAGAGATGCGAGCGAAATCGTCGCTTGACCTTAATTTGGAAGAAATATTTCCATATACAACAAATTATAATGTGGAAAGTAGGTATAAAGATAGAGAGATTTTAGTTCCAACTAAAGTGGTGTCTCATCTTATGCCTGAAAAAGATAGTGATGTAGGAGTGAGAAAAGGAAGATTTCTCAAAACTCAACACATTATTAAGCTGTTAAAGTTCTATGATTATCCAATTCCGCCAACTGCAGAGCTAAATAGAGCATTAATGCGGTTCTGTATGGACTTTATTGGCCAAAAGTCTAGAACTTTAGCACTTGGAAAAATGGCAATAGAAAGTGGACAACTGTGTGTGACAAAGCAAGGGAATAAATGGATGCACAGACTATGGATATTACCAATAGACGAAGACTATAAGCCTGAGGAGATTGACTAGTATGTACGATAAAAGTGGAAATAAAATAGCGGATGGTATTGTCTGTTTTATACGGTGTGCGGCCTGTGGTAAAGAAGTGCATGAGTTTACGTCCTTGGAGAATGCTAAAACATTCATTCAAGTAGAACACTGGACAAAAGTAGGTCGTAGCGTTATTTGTCCTGAGTGCAGTAAACGGCTATTTAATGGTCGACCGTACGCTCAGGTCGAACGAGGGAAAAATAAACTTAAAATTTGTGAACAAAAGTATTTACAAAGTAATGCTGTTGACGTATAATATACACATACTTGAACAGCTTAGGAGGCCAAAATGACATATGAAGAATTTGAGGTGGCCCTGGACGATTTGAGAACTGAGAAAGAAGATTCCGAATATTATGGGACATTCTTTCCAGAAAAAATGGTTCGCTTTTTTGACGGCCTATACAACGGCGAGGTAGAACACCTTATAAGTTGTGGGTATTATTACGATGAAGATGATTGGCTGGACTGTTTTTACAAGTCCGCCTATCGCAGTTTTAAAGAACATTGTAATATACCCCAGTATCACAAAGAGGCCTAAAATGGAAAAGGCTATTAACGCAGTAATTGTGTGGCTTATTTTTGTGGTACATGCAATAGTCTTTTGTTTCTTTGCTTTTCTTTACACCGGCGAGGCTACTTGGGGCCTGCTAAAGTTTCTTTCACTTTTTGCCATTGTTCCGTCAATTATAACCGCTATAGTGGGAGACTAATATGTGGAATCGTATTCTTGACATACTCGGAGGTCTGGGCCTTATTGTGGTACTTGGAGGCCTCGGATATTTTTGTTATTGGCATGCGTCTTTAATAGACGCAATGGCCCTAGGTATGTAAGGTTATTATTTAATTGCCACGAAAGTTTCGTGGCAATAATGATAGTAATCTTTAACCAAAGGAATTATCATGGCACATTCAGAATTCAGCCCCTCGCAACTGCATCGCATTATCCAATGCCCGTCCTCGGTACAATTGTATCGAGAACTGGCGCAGTACAAAGATGGCCCCAGTTCGTCCTATGCAGAAGAAGGGACACTTCTTCATTCATATATGGAAAAGGCCATTCATGCGATAGACCTGTCATTCATTCCCGATGCGGAGCACAGGGCTATAATAAAATCTGCGCGAGAGTATGTATGGTCCCAAATTCCAGATAAAGCCTATGAAGACCCTGGGCAGATGTTCATGGAAAAACGCGTAGAAGTGCCAGGTGTGCCACAAGTTTTTGGTACAGCGGATCTTATTATATACCTTAAAGAGGAAAATGAACTACACCTTTTTGACTATAAGTTTGGTGCGGGTGTATGGGTTAATGCCGAAAATAATCCACAGTTCATGGCTTACATGCTCGGGGCTATAGACCTGGTGCATGCGGATACTACTGGCCATTTCTTTATTCATGTTGTGCAACCACGCATGGATAATATGCAAAGTATTATAGTATCATATGATCATCTTATCAAATGGCGAAATGAGGTTCTGATACCCACAATTGCCAAAGCCTGTAGCGACAAAGATTATTTTGGCCCGTCTGAGTCTGCATGCCGTTGGTGTGCAGTGAAAGCCCGCTGTCCAGCATGCTTTCAAAGGGCTCAAGAGGCAGCGTCGGAAATTTTCAAGCTCCATGGCTTGTGTAAAGAGTCTGCCTCAATATCTATGGAAGATGTAAAGGCGTTTTTCGAAAATGAGGCAGTTGTTCTTAGCCAAATAAAGGCCATCAAGTCATACTTTATGGCAGAACTGACCTCAGGGCGAAAAGTACCAGGGTATAAACTGGCATATTCTCGGGGAACTCGCAAATGGAAAGATGAAGCCATGGCTGCGGATTATATTACCGCTCAGTATGATATCGATCCAGAAGACATTTTTGAAACTGAGCTGAAATCTCCCGCTCAAATGGAGAAAATTGTCAAGGGGCTGAAAAAGGATAAAGAATTTGCAAACCTTGTTCACACCCCGCAGGGAGCTTCAAAGCTTGTTCCGGTCGATTCGGAAGAAGCCAATCCATTCGCTGAAGTGACTGAATGAAAAAAGTTTTAAATTTGGTGTAAAAAACTATTTACATTCAGCCTAAAATTGGTTATATTATCTTTAACAAAAGCAACAAAAGGAGTTTTATCATGACACAGGATAACTACAAGAACAATCGTGAGCGCGTGATTCATCTGGTGGAAGCCGGCAGCGCAACCAAGCAGTCCCTCTGCGAAGCCTGTGGCTTCAATGAAAAGTCCCTGGCGTCGGTATTCGCCCAGCTGCGTCTGATGGGCAAGTACAATATCAAAGACGAAAATGGTGTGTACAGCCTGGTGGATGAGGCCACCTGGAATGAACACAGAGCGTCCAGTTCCAAGGTTCAGCCCAAGACGCCCAAGGAAGCCTATGATGCGGCCGTCAAGCGTGAACAGCGTGCGGCCACGGCTCAGATGAATGCCGAAAAGCGTTTCAACGCGGATTCGAGCCGTGAAAACGAGCTCCGCAAGATCATCGCCGACGCAGAGCTCGAACTGGCCTCCATTTTGGTCGGCAAAGCCGAAGAAAACCTGGGTGCTGCAGGCATTGAGCCCGATGGCCCCTCTGACGATTTTTCCCTGTAATCCATCTCCTCTGCCGACGGGGCTAGCCTAACTCCAGGGCTAGCTCCATTTGTGTAATGGATGAAGTGGATGAAGTGTATGGAAAAAATTTATAAAGATGAAAAGAATAAGGCTCGTATTGATCTGGTTGACCCGGAGTTTATTGTCGGCATAGCCGAAATTCTTGGGTATGGCGCAGAGAAATACGAGCCTTATTCTTTTCAAAAGGTTACCAATGGCCTTGATAAATATTATGCCGCCGCATTGCGGCATTTGTTAGCGTGGCGCACTGGTGACTTTGAGGACATGGAAACGGGTCAGAACCATTTACTCCATGCAGCGTGCAATTTGATGTTCTTATTGCGTATTCAGCACATGGAAATAGCCGGACCTTTAATGTCAGTGGAGGAGCTGAATGAATGTAACAACAATATGGGCAAGTCCAGAACCACTGAAAAGTGTGTCGATGGCAGCCAAGCAGACGATAATGAGGGAAGTGCCAGACAAGCTGTTGAGCCAGAAAACTCTGAAGTTTCTGTGGCTCGCTGGCCACCGGAGTATATTCGAGCATGCGGCTGCGTCCTTCCATCTGACAGGAGTGAGTCGGTCGTTCATGGCACAGATACGGACCCACAGACTGGCAAGCTTTACCTGTAGCTCGCAACACTATCAGGATTACCGCGATTACAATCTCTTGTCTGCAGGTCTTGATGAAGAGGCCGTGCAAATCATGCAAGCTGCCATCAAAAAATACGGCGAAATGGTCGATGCAGGTGTGCCAAAAGAAAAAGCACGGCAAATTCTTCCTGAGGCCATGGAAGTCAACATGTTTTTAACGGCCAATGCCCGCCAACTGGCTTACATGATTAACTTGCGTATGTGCCACCGTAACTGTGAAGAAATGCGCCTTGTCATGACGGCGCTACGGGAGCAGTGTATTGATTGGTTTCCGGAATTTTTCATGTTTATCGACCAAGATTGTGTCATGGGTCAATGCACACAAGGGCATATGGCCTGTGGAAAATTTTACTTTCAAGGCCCTCAAGAGGTCATAAAATGAAAAGTATGACAATTACTCAGGCAATGGATATCGCCTACGCAATGGCAATTGCTTCACATTGCCATGATAAACAAGTGGGCTGTGTTCTTTTAAACATAAACAGCGTATTCCTTTCTGCAGGATATAATATATCCTGCGGCGCTTCAAAGTGCTTGAAAGAACAAGATAAGAAATGTACAGCTACGCATGCCGAGGTAGCTGCTTTAGAATATTTAAACGCACAGGATCATCCGTATATTGCCGTTTGCACACTTGAGCCTTGCCTTGAATGTGCAAAAAAGTTGTATAACGCAGGAGTTCGTGTAATATATTTTCACGAAAAAACTTCTCAGCAAAAAAGGGGTACTGCCTGGTTCGAAAACCAGTCAACTACACGGGTAATTCAAATCCGTTATAAAAACAAAATGGCTTATGACATAGCCTCGCTTTTATTTTCAAGTTCTTTAAAGTCGGTAATTGACTTTATCAAGGCGGATTTTGAAAGGGTACCCAATTGGGCCTCTTTGTTTAACGATATCCGCCAATACCACAAAGACCTTAAATATCCCGAAGAATTCTTTCGCTCAGAGCAGAGTATTTGTGTCTTACAAAAGCAGCAGATACGCACTATGGTTTTGGCCCTTGTAGATGAAGCACATGAAGCATTGCATGAAGTCGACTGGAAACCATGGAAAAATTACAATATGCAACCAAAGGTAAATATTGAGAAATTCTTGGAAGAAACAGGAGATATCCTGTTCTTTATAGACGGTATGCTGATGACATTTGGGCTTTCTTGGGATGACCTGATGCAGGCCGTGGCCCAAAAGCTCAAAGTCGTGCGCGACCGCATGGCAACTGGTTATCATAATTAACATTCAACAAAAAGGACTAAGACAATGATCACACCTCTTTGCCGTTTTACGTTTGTCAATGTGTTTGAGCCCAAAGCCAACCTCTCTGGTGCTATGAAATACTCAGTAGGCCTGATGTTTCCCAAAGACAACATAGCGGATATTGAAGTGCTCAAAAAGGCCATCGATGACGCCATCCAGGCCGGTATCAGCAAAGGTACCATTACGGCTGCACAGGTGAAGTCCAGGACATTCAAATATCCGCTGCGCGACGGTGACGCGTATTATGAAGAAGCAGATGAATCTGCCAAAGCCAATCGCGCCGGTTATCGTGGCATGATGTTCCTTTCCGCGTCAAGCAACAATCCTGTAGGTGTGGTTGACAGGCATGCTCAGCCCATCATGGACCCCAGCGAATTCTACAGCGGATGTTGGGGACATGCAGATATCCGTTTCTACGCGTTCAACCGTGGCGGTGGCATCGGTATCGGCGTGGGCCTTCAGAATGTCATGAAGAAAAAGGACGACACTCGCCTTGATGGACGTCAGGACGCCCAATCGGCTTTTGCTAGCGTAGTGGATAACAGTGACGAACAAGGCCCGGCTTTTGGTGGCAGCGAAGACGACGTACCGTTCTAGGCCAAAAATAAAGGGCCGCATATGCGGCCCTTTATATGAATATTAAATTTTTGTATTTATACTATTTTTGTCGCATTAAGGTTAAAAATAGCTTGAACTAACCCTTAGATTTAGGCTATTTCACTTAATACGACACAATGCGAGGAGGCAAAAATATGAATAATCTAGAAAAAAGGTTAAAAATTAAAGGAACTGCGTACGCGTTAACTATGATGTGCCGTAGTGAGTATGACTGTCCCTTATATAATGAACCTAGGACAAATTGTCCTATACGAAAAGTATATGATATGGTATGCAAGTCTGTTACTACGGAAACATGGGAAAAGCTTTTAATTAAATTGGAGGATTAAATAATGAGTAAGAGATTTGTATTAAAAATGCAATTAAGTGAATTCCCATACGAAAAAAGAGTTTTAATATATAATAAAAATAAAACAATAATGACAGAGTTGCCAGTAACTCCCGAAATTAAAAAACTTTTTAATGGTAAGCATAAAATATTTGTATTAGGGGAAATTGATGGAGCAACTGTTAATATTGTTTGCAAAATAAAGGACAAGCCATGGTAGTAATAGACTTTGAAACGGCGTCTGAGGTTAATATAAAAGAGCAAGGAAGTATGAGATATTTTACTCATCCTTCTACTCAAATTCTTATGCTGGGGTATAAGATTGATAACGGACCTGTAAAACAAATTTTTTATGGCAATCCGTTCCCTAAAGAGATAATGGAGAATGGCCTTATATATGCTTTTAACTTTGGTTTTGAATTGGGTATATGGCAACATGTGTGCATACCCAATTATAAATGGCCAAAGCTCGAAGCACATATGATGCAAGACGTTCAGGCCATATGTGGTCGTTTTGGTTTACCTCAAAATCTTAAAGAAGCGGCCAAAGTTCTTCATGTGCCTACACAAAAGGACGAATTTGGTCTAAACCTTATTAAGCTATTCTGTATACCGCCTTTTGGTAGAGACGATAATGGAAATATATTACCACATTTGCAGCAACAATGGGAATTGTTTAAAGTATATAACCAGCATGACGTCGAGGCCACTTACCAGGTGTTAAAGGCATTGCCTACAGATAAACTTGAGCCCGCGGAAAATAAAATATGGTTAATGAATCATGAAATAAACGTGCGTGGAGTTCCTGTAGACCCTCGTGAAGCTTATCAAATTTTGCGAGTGACAGAATCGTACCTGGAGGAGCACAATAATAGACTGATAGACTTAACCGACGGTAAGGTGTCAAAAGTTACACAAATTGCTCGCATAAAAAGCTGGATGGAGTCAAAAGGGTACTATATTGAAAGTTTAACTCAAGATGAACTGCCAAAATGGCTTAGTCGAGAAGACTTGCCTGACGACGTAATGGAAGTGCTTGAACTGCGCGCGGGTATGGGTTTGTCTTCACTTGGAAAATATAAAAGAATTCTTAATGAGCACTATGTTCATAGAATGTTTTACAATTCAAGGTATTATGGCGCGCATACAGGCAGAATAACTGGTATGGGCCTTCAGTTGCTTAATCTGCCAAGAGCTAGTGTAAAAGATCCTGAAGCAGAAATACAGAAATTCTTTGATCTGTCAATTGTATTTGAAAATCCGGTTATGTCCGCGCGCGCTTTAGTTCGTCCCATGATTAAGGCTAGTGAAGGAAAAACATTAATTGTAGCAGACTATTCATCTATTGAGTTTATTCTGCTTATGTGGCTCTGTGAAGAGCATGAAGCTGTTAAACGCTTTGCTCAACGGTTTGACCAGTATAAAGACTTGGCTGTGCATATGTATAATGTGCCATATGACGAAATTAATAAGAGTCAGCGCCAAGTAGGCAAGTATGGAATTCTTGGTTGTGGCTATGGCCTTGGAGCAAAAGGTTTTGTGGGCTACGCAGATAGATTTGGTCTGACTTTGCCATTGGAAATGGCCACAAAAACTGTTAATGGTTTTAGGTCTCTTTATTCTAATGTGCCTAAATTCTGGTATTCTTTGGCTAACTGTGCAATAAATGCCATAGAAATCCCAGGGCGCACTTTTGAAACAAATCGAGTCAAATTTGAATACAAAGTAGATAGGGCGGGCCATAAATGGCTGCGTATGATATTGCCCAGTGGCAGAGCTATGTACTACTTTGACCCTAAAATTGAGCAGGGTAAATATGGCCCAGCAGTAACAACTTGGGGTATTATCCAAGAAACAAAGTCTTGGGGCAAAAAGTACATGACCCCAGGCAAATGGGCAGAAAATGTTATCCAAGCGCTCGGGCGTGACTTGCTATATTATGGAAAGCAAAAACTCCAAGAAGCAGGCTATGACATAGTATTCAGTATTTATGATGAAGTAGTCTCTGAAGTACCAGTGGAAAGAGCAAATCTTGAGGAGTATGAAACTCTTATGGCGTCAATTCCACCATGGGCAGAAGGTCTGCCTGTGCGTGCAGAAGGATATATTAGTAACAGGTATAAAAAGGGGTAAACATGCGGCCGAATAAAGTTGTAGTTTTAACGGTTTTATGGCTGGCAGTATTCATGACTATCGGAGCTTTTGTAACCTGTTTATTTAACCTTTATTGGAGGTAGTATGCTTCAGGCTCTTAAAAAATGCAAGTACAATAAGGCGGATAAAAAGTTTGATTATCTGTCAAACTTTACAAAGTTCACTTCTGCTAAGATGGCAGGTGTAATTGACACAAGTTTTGAGTCCATGGTTGAGTTTCTAAAATACGAGCTTGACCATGCCGCAAGGCCTATTGTGATTCAACGGCTTGTGTCTCAGTGCCTTACTGAGTATAAGAAAAAAGTTATGGAGGAGATATGCTCGAATCAGAAATTGAAAAATACCTCGTTAAAAGGGTAAAGCAAATTGGCGGCAAGGCATATAAATTTACGTCTCCAGCTCATCGAGGAGTACCTGATAGAATTCTTGTTTTACCAAGGGGCCATGTGGTATTTTGTGAAGTAAAAAACGAAAGAGGAAAGCTTAGTGCACTTCAGCAAATAGAACTTCAATGGATGAAGTCATTAGGCCATAGAGTGGCAGTGGTTTATTCAATAGAAGACGTGAATGCACTTATGGAGTACATCGATGAATTCTGCGGATAAAATGTTCAAGATTCTGGAAATCCAGAATACACGAGGCATGAATGCAAAACTTGAGAAGCTGGCACAAGTACCAGAACTCAAGAACATTCTTAAACTGACGTACAATCCTTATATCCATTTCAATATAAAACCCACAAAAAACTGGTTGCAGGATAATTGTGGTACGGGTGTATTTGATGCAACAACATCCCAGTTGCTTCAAGTCTTGGCTGAAGAGAAGCTCCGGGGGTCTGCTGCAAAAAGAGCAGTACTTGCAGAGTTTGAACGGCTCGAGCCTATGTCTCAACAACTCTTACTCCGTATCCTGAATAAAGACATGTCATTTGGTATGCAGGCCAAGTCTATCAATAAAGCCTGGCCCGGCCTTATTCCGGAATTCCAAGTGCAGCTAGCAGCTAAGCTGGAAGACAAATACCTAAAGTTTCCCATTATCGGCTCATACAAAATCGATGGGCTCAGGTGCATTTACCAGGATGGGCATTTGTTCACGCGGTACGGTAGACGTTTTGTCGGTCTTGAAGCACTGGAAAAGGTGCTACAAGACAATAACTGTCCATCTTTAGATGGAGAGCTAGTTGTACCAGGGAAATCTTTTGATGACTTGAGTGGGGAGCTCCGGTCTTTCAAGTCTACTGACAATGTTATCTATAACGTCTTTGACGTCAGGAACTCTGGCTCGGCTATTCAATGTGCACGTCTTGCATTGGCCTCAGCGGTGGTAACAAGTATAAAGGACCCTCGAGTACACCTTGTGCCATATCGAACACTGATCGATGAGTACGAAATGCAAGATATGTTTAATGAGGCCAGAGAACAGGGCTTTGAAGGCCTTGTTTTGAAAGATGAAGATGCTGTGGCGTATAATGGCCGTTCCAGGGCTTGGATGAAAATGAAGGCCTCAGACACTGTTGATATAGAAGTAATTGATGTCTTGGAAGGCCAGGGCAAATATGAAGGGCACGCGGGTAAACTTGAATGTGACTTTAACGGCATCAAAGTTTATGTAGGTACAGGCCTTTCAGATGCTCAGCGTAAACTTTGGTGGGAGGACCCAAATACTATTGTAGGAAAAACAGTAGAAGTGGAGTATATGGAGATCTCCAAAAATGGTGCTCTCCGTCATCCTAGACTCAAGTGTGTAAGAGGAGACAAGTAATGCGAGTTAAAGGAGAATATATCGTATCACGGTATGGCGATTTCAATGCACAGGCTCTTGAAGGGCTTTCACGGGCTAAAAAAGCCCAAACAATTGAAGACTTAAAAGTCTTATATAAAAGAGCTTTCAGCTGGATAACAAAGGATATGATAACTGATGAAGATAAACAAGATATAGATAGGTTTATCAATGATATCTATATTCTGTTTAAAAAAGAATATCCAACTTTTATAATCGAAAAGTTCCGCATAGAACGGAAAGATAAAAGCAAGCAGTATATGACCAGGAACAATATTGTTTTTGTACAAAAAGGAGGCCGTAGATGAAGTTTCCTCTCCATGGCTATCAAAAGTCTGCCGTGGATTGGATGTTAAAGAGACAATGCGGGTATCTTGCCATAGACATGGGTCTAGGCAAGACCCGCATCGTCTTAGAATACATCCGGCAGGCAAAAATAAAAAAGACTTTAGTTGTGGCCCCCCTTCGAGTGGCTTTGCACACTTGGCCTTCTGAAATTCAAAAATGGGCGCCAGAGTTAACTTATACAGTTCTCCATGGACAAAACAAGTCTATGAGGCCTGATGTAAACATTTATATAATTAATTATGAAGGCCTTAAATGGCTTATGGAACAGCCCAAAAATAAGCTATTTGAAAGTCTCTTAGTTATAGATGAAGCGTCTATGGTTAAGGCATCTTCAAGCCTTAGGTTTAAAATTCTCTCAAAGTTAAGAAGTTTTAGCTCTAAAGTATTCGCACTGAGTGCATCACCCATGCCCAATGGTTATCAGGACCTCTGGGCGCAGTATTTTCTCTTGGATAGGGGTAAGTCTCTTGGGCCATCTTTTGCTCAATTCTTCAATAAGTATTTTCGGAGGTTATCTACTTTCCAGATTATAACAATTGACAAGCAAGCACTTCAGGAAATTCCTAAACGTGTCGCATCCATCACTTTTAGGCTTAGTTCTAATGATTACTTAGCTCTTCCCAAGTGTATAATGCGAGACATTCTAGTTGACCTTCCAAAAGCCATTATGGCTCAATATAAAGAATTTGAACAGGATTTTGCTCTTAATCTTTCTCAAGAAGTAACAGTTACCGCGGTTAACTCTGCTATGTTATCCATGAGGTTACGACAGCTATGCCAGGGCTTCTTATACTATGAAGGGGATGACGAAAAAAGAAATGTTAAAGATATACACAGTGTAAAAGTAGACGCCTTGGTTAATACCATTCAAGAACTTAATGGCCATCCCGCATTAGTGGCTGTACAGTTTAAAGAGGATATTGTCAAAATAAAAAAGGCACTGGGTAATGTGCCGATAATTGCTGGAGGGGTAGGCTCAAGTGCTTCAACAAGTCTTATTGACAGATGGAATACTGGTCAATTGCCAATATTGGTGGTTCACCCTGCATCCATATCACATGGGGTTAATCTCCAATACGGGGGTAACAATATTATATGGTACGCCCAAACTTGGAATATGGAACATTACCAGCAGCTCAATGGGAGACTTTTGCGTCAAGGACAGAAAAAGCCGGTTATCATAACCCGGCTTCTGGCTAAAGGCACTATAGAGCATAAAATTATTGCGGCTCTTGCCCAGAAAAATGAAAGTCAGCAATCCTTACTTGATGCATTGAGGAAGTTCACTAACGAACTCTTGGCACAATCTTAATTGCTCGCGGACTTCGTCTGCTTCTTTGGTGAGATCAAGAAGAAATTGAGTAGCCTCTTTTGAAAGCTTTCCGGCAGCGGTTTTAGAATCGCTGTCGGAATTTTTATTTGCATTTCCAGGGGTACTGCTACTGGTACTTCCTGGGTCGCGCAGCCCGCCAAGCTCAAACACAAGCTGAGCATTAGAGCTGGCAAGACGAGCAATTTCCAATTGTCTTTCATAGCTCTCCTCCAAAAGAGTTGTCACTTGACTTTGGAGTTTTTGCTCTGTCTGTCTAAAATCTTCCTGCACCTTTAAACTTGTCGCATTAACTTCTATTTTTAAAGCCTGTATCTTATTAAGATAATAAGCCCTTGTTCCTATGCAACTTAATGCGGCACTAAGAACAAGGGCTAAAAGCGTGCGATTCATATCTTTACTTCTTTATCTTTGTCGGATCTTCTTGAATGGCACGCAACTTTTCCAGAATCCATTGCGGAACTGGTAAACCAAGCTGAGAAAGGTTTGAGAGACAAGACAAAGTCTCATTGATACACATAAGACACACAAACCATATGTCAATACTGACTTTTGATCCCAAAGACTCACTGATAGCCTGTGTAGCCAGAGCTACAACCAAGCAGGAGATGGCATACAAAATCAGCTTGACAATGATTTTATGAAGGCCTAGGACGACATAGTGTTTTTTATTCCAATTGACCCAAAACTCAAGTATGAAGTCAATCATCATAAGCAACAGCAATATATGAACAAGTCCATGAATCGCTGAATACGCTGTAAAAATTATTGCGGCGAAAACGGCAAAAATAGACTTGAACATAATTTCGTCCATCAGAACCTTTATTTGGTACCTGGTAAGCAGGTTGAACTCAATCATACTGCTACCTCCATGGTTGTTTACCAGGTGCGCACAGGACCATTGTCGAGATGGACAAATCCTTTGTCCGGGTATGGGCGAGCGACCGCAAAACCAGCCTCTTTGGCCAGTTTGCAAAAAGTTTCCTGCTCTTCTTGCGGTACCGCTACATCAAAAGCCACCTTTACCAGGTGTTGGCTGGCCGGAGCTCCGCCAACTGCGGTATTATGCTCCTCGCAACGATGACCCGAGTTGATGACCAAGGGTTTGCCATAAGCGGCGCGAAGATCTTGCAAGCAGCACATGCTGTATATGAACCATTTGGGGAGCCGCGGCGTCGGGTTCAGGTGCTCCTCGTCATACTCATCTTTCCAGATTTCACCGCAATGCTTGCACGCGATTTCCTCTGGAGTAAAGTAAGTCCAGGGCCACTTGATGAACTTTGCTGACTCATCATTGATGAGTTCTTTCAGCTTTTCAACTTTCATATAGCCCCCTACTCAGGCAAAGAGGCCCGGAACTTGGACCATTCCGCTTTTTCTTCTGCCGTAAGCAGCGGAATCAGCGCGGTGAAGAAGTCATCCAGGGCAAGAAACATATGCATGCTTTCCTGGAATGACGCGGTGGCATAGTGGTGACTGCCATGCTTTTTGACATAGGCTTCATCCAGGTGCTTGTATTCAAGCATGCCTTTCAGTTCATCTTTGACGCGGTCGAGAGCCTTGCACACTTCAGGCTTGTCTTCCATTGACACGTGTTCTTTGATGACATCAACCACGTCACCGTCAATTTTGATAATCATATTTTTCTCCTGAAGACTAGGCCTCCACAACTATAGTAAGCGTGGAGGTCTGATACTGTATTACGCGCCGGCGCCGGCGGCCGCGGAGGGAACGTTGGTGACTTTGTAGTGCTGAATGGCGAAGTTTTCAAGCCGGTGGACGGCGGCATCGGCGATACGGTCACCCTGGTTGCGAATGGAATTGGTAACGTTGGCAATGGATTCGCACAGCCAAGTCTGCAGCTGAGTGAATCCGTTAGTGCTGACGGCCTGAGCGGCGGAGATGCGGTCATGCAAACCGATAATGGACTGACAGTTGTTTCCGGCCATCGCGGCAAAGTCCTGCTGCTGGTTGCGATTCAGTCCGTTCCAGCCATTGCCGGCAAACAGGAACAGAATCAGAAAAACGAAAAGGAACATGCCTTCGCCGCCCCATCCACGGTCATAGCCTTTTTCCTTGCAGAGGGCCAGCAGGCCGGGAAGATCCATTCCTTTGTTGCCCTGCATAAGGGCGAGCAGTCCCGCGATGTCGTTCATATTGTTTTCTCCTTTCTCGTTGGTGTTTTCCTCAATGGCGTCACTGAGTTTGTCCACTTGCCGACCAAGGTGCTCAAGGTCGTATGTCATAATGACACTCCTTTGCCGATGGGTTAAAGGCTAATAAATCCTTTTTTTTTTTTTTTTTTTTAACACATTTCCCAAGAAATGTAAACAAGAAAATAAGTTAAGTAAATCACGGACTTATGTAATTAACCAGTTTTTTCTATGAGAATACACCAGTTGCATTGTCCTATAGCATAGTTATCACTGCCGCCCCCTAAAGTAGATAATACATAGTCAACTGATAGTATATTTCCAATAGAAACATTGCTATTAGTATCTTGGTGTGCTTGTTTTGGTATAGGACTTGGAATTGTGTTTGTCCAGTTTGCTATAAGACTACCGTTATTATAAAAATTAAGTTTCTTTGCATTACCGGCTGAAGTATGTTGGATGAATGATACTTGTATTATCCGGCCATTAACTGGACAATAAACCTTGTCTACATACTTTGTAACTGACCCGCCAGAAGTATTTACAGCATTAAAACCTTGAAGAGCAATTACGCCTCCGGAGCCCATTAAAGGCTTTAAAGCGTCTACCAGTGCATCAAGGTCTATATTGCCCGGAGATATTGATATGCTGTCTAAGTCTGTTATATCAGACATAATGTGGCTATGTTTTTTATTCGCCGCACCAATATTTGCAGGGGTAAGCGGGTCATCACCACCAGTATAATGCCTTGTGTTATGCAAATACTGGGTGGAAAGGACATTGGCTTTCATGTCATCACGGACCCTTTCCAGGGCTTCAATCCGTTTAGCCCATCCTGGTTTATCATATGCCATTACTTCACCTCATACTTTGCTGAAGCGCTTTTTGTTTTGCTGACGTATGTTTCTACATCAGGCAAAACTGGCATGCATGCTTGTATTTCTTGAGAAGATTGCGCTTCAAGGACTTGCTTACGCAAAATTCTGTTTTGTTTTTGTACCGCACACAAGTTTTCAAAAATGGACTTGCTTTCTGCAAGCTCATCCTCTGAAAGTGCGCTTTCTTGCGCAGGTATAAGAGTGGCATATACAATGTCAGAAAGAGACCGAATAAGTTCATTATCAGTTTCTTTCATAACAATATCGAAATATTTAAGCTTATCTTCACGAATGGGCTTAAGTATCTCGTCCTGGGTTGGAGCCGTAAAGGTAATACTGCCGTCTTCGTTGACGACTGTATTCTGTGGAGTTACGTATTTTTCAAGGCCAGCTATGCCGTACTCTACACATTCTTCTGAAGACAGTTCTCGGTCTCCACGATCCCGAAGAAGCTGTTCCATCACTTCCGAATTGCAATAAATGGCAACTCTGCCATCATGAATGAAAACTTTTTCCATGGATAATACTCCCTAGGCCGGATGACAAAGAATGACGATTTCGGCTCCGCTATTATTGGAACTTACAGACAAATTGGGCGCACGAGAGCCTTTACCCTCTGCTGACGAGAAATGCATATAGTTTGGGGCGACACAGACATGTATCTTCCCGTCTCCGGGGCCAAAAGCAGTTGCGCCCAGTGTTCCTCCCTGCGCATTGTAGGTCTGGGGGGTTTGGTAAACCCACTGTCCTGCCTCCTTGATGAGTATATCGCACAGGACGAGTTTGTTTCCGTAAGGGCTGGTCAACTCATATTCACCACCGCACAGGGCAGGGTTGGGGAGAGCCGCATCTGCTATTGCCGTTGTATTTTCCAGGTCCACCCATGTGGTATCTTCAGAGGTCAATACGAGATAATTTGCCGGTACCGCCTTTATTATGGGGTCAAGTATACGACAAATAAGCATATTAAGGGAAGCGATTGCAATTGTCAATTCTGGCTGCAACCAAACCCGAGGGATAATAACTTGTCCAGCTTTGACATTTACTGTGCAGGACACCAGAATTGTACGAAACGGCTCACCCGTATAATTCTGGTTTTTAACCATAACATTGTCAAAAGAGAGTGAGCTGTTGTATAAGGCAGTTACAGCGGTAGAACCACCAGCAGTGAGGTCAGCCTCATCAAGAACATTCAACCAGCAACCCGTGGTCTTTTCATCGACCATGCCTTTAACGCCGTCATAGTTAATCATGAAATAGACGCTAAACTGGCCATCTTTCAAGACACGAATGCCATTGGTAAACAACTCCCAAGTTTTATGAGAGTTGCCGTTAAGAGTTCTATTGGGGGCACCGAACTCTACCAAGTTCGAATAAATATCTCCCGCGTCATTTTCAAACAGATGGGAGAAAGTTTCAGTGGTAAAGTCTTCCCACGTATAGTGCTCCCAATCGCCTGCATTCGCTTCTTGCAACTCGGACAACCGAGTATCCAGGTTCTCAAGGCCTGCTTTAACATCAGTTGCCTCAAACCGGTCAGAAGTAAGAGATATTGTCTCCGCGGGGAGATTAAGAGGAATTTTTTCGTTGCCACGCTTTTGGTATAAAATAGAAGTAGCCATAACACCCCTCCCCTCGTTACGCGCCGGCCCCGCCGGTGATTACAAACAACCCACCATTGGCCAAATCAGACGGCATATCGTCAAGAGTGGCTCCATAAGCTACCCACTTGGACCCGTCACTGATCGGCTTACCCTTGTACAGGAGCTTGCCTATAAGTTCCGCGCCGTCACCAGTTGTGCCTTCCGTCAGTTCATCAATGACGGCTTTATTGGTATGCTCGTGCCTCTTGGTCACGGCATCGTCAATATCCGCCACCGCGGACGTCGGCTTGTTCTGAATGTCAGCCCACTTGACAACGGCGTCAAGACTTTCTGCTTCAGAAATCTTCTTCCAGGTGGGCGTAGCCGGGTCACCGGACATGGACTCCACAATATACAGGGCAGCGCCCTTGGTGACTGTGTCATCCGCACTCGCGTCAATAACCCAGCATTTGTCGCCCGCCTTGAGCTCTTCAGTGTCTTTCAGAGCATCACGAGCCGCAATATCCGCGGCAACGTAGGTACTGGTGTTTTCATCCAGGGCTGCCCACAGCTTATCAAGCTCCTGCTGCAGGTTTGAGGCATCAGCCAGTTTGACCTGGTCGGTAGAGGTTTCAAGAAGCAGCCGATATACGTTTTCACCAATCCGCTGAAAAAGCGGAGTTTTGATATCCGTATAGGATACAGCCATGACTCTTCTCCTTTAAGAAGTTATGCAATTGCTTTACGCGCTCCACAAGGGAGCGTCCAGTTTTCAAGGCTATCGTATGGGGGTGTTATGGGCTTATCAGGGTCTTCCGGGTTATCAGGATCCACCGGCTTATCTGGGTCATCCGGGTCAATAGGTGGAGTATTTGAACATTCGGGGAACTTCGGCGTAAAGACATAAAAACCATCCAGTGTTGGTATTTCGTCTTCTCCAAGAATGGGAGTAATACCTCTTGAGAAAAATACGCCTGTACCATCTCCACCGATACCAGTAAACGGATTTATAACAATAAACCCGTTTGGTGCAGACCCAATGGACCCGAAAGACGTAATAGATATAAGCGACCTGGTACAAGTGTCCACTTGCAGGCCCTTAAGCAAATCGAGAATATCCTGCCTATATCTACCCGCATCTATTGCCGCATCATCCGCCCTATCTGCAGCATCCTGGGCGTCAGAAGCTGCATCTTGAGTATGCTTCAAATGATCAAATGCTGCATCGGCGCATTCGCATGAATTTGTAGCACATTCACAAGAGCGTTCTGCTTCTCTCCATGCGCGAGCGGTTTCATCCTTTTGCTTAGCCAGGGCGTCGACAAGCTCTTTTTCAATATCGTCCAGGGCGTCTAACCGTGCATTGTCAATCTCAGTAAGAGATTTATCTTTATTTGCGTTTTGTTCTGCAAGGTTCTCATTTTTCTGGTTAATAAGAGCCTCTTGAGCCCTACGCAGTGCATCACGTATATTTTCAATAGCCTTAAGGCCCTCTTCAATAGTACGCTCTGCCTCTTCATATGCGCGATTTGCATTTTCAATAGCTTCATCACGAGCAGCTTCAGCTCGTTCTGCGGCCTCTTCGGCACCTCGCGCCTGGTTAGACGCTATTGCCCAAAAATGGACAATCATGCCTTTTTCAAGTGGCATTTTTATCTGAACCTGTGTGGATGCCTCAGGGTCAGCTCCAGTGCCTGGCACCTCAATATACTGTTGCCCTCGAACCATCTTAAGGCCATCATAGGACATCTGCAGCATGTTGCGGCCAGTAAAGTACGGAAATGGCAAGTTGATAATAGAATCAACAGGCAAATCCTCTTTAAGTTCCCAGGCCGCTTCATAGTTTGAAGTAGCAAAAGAGAGCTTGGCTATTTGGGTAGCCCGGTCTGCTTCATCCCGTGATCTATCTGCCTCGTCTCTCGCACGATCCGCCTCATCTCTTGCACGGTCGGCTTCTTTTTCCGCCCTATCTGCCTGAGCACAAGCTTCGTCAGCACACTGGCAAGCTAAGTCAGCTTGAGCTTCTGCATATTCCCCAGTAGCAAGAATTTGCTCCATCAATTTAATAGGATCACGAGGATCCGTGGGTGTAAGGACTACAGACCGTTCCAGTTGCTCTTGCAACTGTTGAGTGATCATAGTCAGCTTGGCCAGGGCGTCTTCATGCGACTTAGCAGGAAAATTATCCAGCTCTTCATATGCATACAACTGGGTGAGTGGTACGTTGCGAAGAATTGTTACACGTGTTCCATTGGTTGGCGCACTGTTTAATGTAACAGACCCACCGGCCTCATTTCCGGCGCCTGATATGGTATACTGAGTTGGCTCAAGACGAGTTTCTTTATCTGCGAACCGAGTATAAACCTCAACATGTGCGCCATCCAAGAATGGAAACCTAATAGCAAACGTTGTTGTAGAACCGTTTGCTATATAGTCATTCTTGTATGTCGATGTTTCGACGAGCATTGTCCATCTCCCTTTTTATCTGCTTTATGAGCTTGCGCCCTTGGATGCTAACTCGAGCCATCTGAATATAGATGTTTTCGATTTGCTCGCGCTTTGATTCAGGGTCATTATTCGCCTGCATAATCATTTGCGCGGCTCGACTCATTTGTCCCATGGCTTGAGTCATAGGCTGCAAATTTGCAAATGCAGTACTTGTGAATAAGGTTTGAGCAATACGCTGATCTCTTGGGCTCATAGACTTCATGCCAGTTCTGATAGCATTATATCGCTGTTGAAGTTCTTTTGCCTCTCTGTTAAACTCCGTTATATCCTTTGCACCTAAACCAGGATATTTAACCATGAAGGTGCTAAAGAATGGCAAGTCTTCTAATTTCTTTGCAGGCTTGACAGGGGCATCATATCCACCGGCCGCGTCAATAGCCATGTCCATAATCTGCATAAAGCTCTGGCCAATTGAGCCCGTCCAGGATCTAACCAAATGGTCTATGCCTATAGGAGACGCAAGCCTACCAAGTACTCCCCCACTTATGGCTGGGTCAATTTTCATTAGCTGTTCTGAAATGAACTGAGCTGTTGTGGAGGTACCTGGACGATACTGCAGCGCAGGTACAGAAGACTCAAGGTGAGCGGGTATAAGGTTATTACCAGTGAAAAAAGAATAATTTGAAATAATTTCCGTAGGCCCTACCAGCGCTGTCGGAATAACATTTGGCACCATGAGGTCATAAAAACCACCAAGAAAACCGTCATCTGTCAACTGCTTCCAATAGTCTACGTCATCCAAGGAGCCTTTTTTAAACATATAGTTTACAAACGACTCCGCAGGCAATGCAGCAGTAATAGCCAATTCTTGTGGTTTGGCAATTCGAAGAATAGTATTCAATGCTGGCACGGGTATATGCCAATTTGTTGTAGAATCCCACACTGGAATCTGTTTAAGAGTTTCAGCCATGTCAAACAGCGGGTCATCAGGATTCTGGTTACTCTGAATGATATCGTTTTTAACCAGGGCCAGCATGGCAGATGGGATAACTATTCCGCGAAGTATACGTGAAAACACATTCACTGGGTCGGCCTTAACCGCTTCAATCAAGCGAGCCTGACCCTGAATACGGGCGTTCAAGAAAGCGATTATCTGGTTAACAGACTTAATCGTTGCTCCAGACCGAGCAAAATCCACCGTGCCCATGCGTGAAATGAAAGCGGCTTCTTTTCCTGAATATCCAGCTTCTTTCGCCTTCATATAAGTACCAACACGAGTCATTACGTCTGTATAAGACGAGATAGCCTCGAGTCCTCGGTACCCATGACGAACTACAGAAACAGGACTCAAGAGAGATACGATTTCTCTAAAATGTTTGGTCGGCTCTTTTACCAGGTTAATAACAGGAGTTTTCTGAATATCTTGAATAACCCTTTGAGAATAATCACGATTGGCCGCTACTAGGGCTGACTGAGAACCCCCATCTTTCATCCACTCTGTAAAAGCAGAATCTTTACCCGTGGCTTTGGTCTTTATGATTTCTCCAAGACCACGGAAAGCGTCCGCAAATGGTACGAAGTCCACATTCCGCGGTACCTGCAACCAGTTAATTAACTGGTCACGAAAAGTATTTTTAAGAGCAAAAGCAGGCGTTGAAGTTGTACCTACTTTAAATATTTGAGACACAACAGAGGCGCCACGAAGTGCCGCATTAAACATTCTATAGGAGCCGCCATCAAGAGCTCGAGCTGCTTTACTGATTTCATGCGGCACAGCGCTCCTATGGACTTTACCATTAACCATATAGGATATGGCCGTCATGCGGCTTGTATCCATGCGGTCCACAGGCACACCATACAACTGCGCAGCCGACTTAAACGCCTCATTACGAGCAGCAAGGCGAGTGGTTAAAAAAGCAGCACGGATTTGCGATTCAATTGGATCCAAGTATAGCCGGTCTTCAGTGGTAAAAGCTTTTTCTACTTCGCCCCTTTTAAGGGCATCACGACCTTTTCCCTGGGTAGGCGCATCAAGCAATTCCAAAGCATCAGGACGGAGGTCAGGTTCAAAAGCTTCAATAAGCTTATCTAGCGGCACACTTTCACGAAAATCTCTCCGCAACTGGTCATATCGCGACTTGCTTATAAGACCGGCCTCCAGCTGGTAATCCATAAGCTGTTTGTTGAACTGTGCCATCTTTTGAGCAATTGGCTCGTATATCTCTGCTCTAGGCCCTTTCAAGACACTCATAGTAACATCAGGGTCAATGGCAGTATTCATTCCGCGTTCATTAAACTCACGGAAATTCTTTGCGGCCAAGTAAACAGAAAATTCCCCTATATTTCCACCCTTTGCGGTGACTTCACTGAGAATTGTTTTTAAGCCAGGGCCAACAGTTTCCCCGGCATAGTTTATCATGTTATGATAAGCCATATACTCGGCTCTTCCAGTAGCGCCACTGGACACTGTTGCATCAATATAAGCCTGAGTATACTTACCACGTTCTGCGCCTTTATTAAGGGCAGAAGTTGCATCCACAACATGATAAACAATATTGTCTACTATTTCTCCCCACTTACGAGGGAGTTTTTCTCCAATAGACACACGGCCTTCAATTTCACGAACCGCTTTGTCATACGGAGTTTCACCCGTAACTTTTTTGGCCGAAGGTTTTATATTTTCACTGTCAAACAGAAAATATCTTGTTCCAGCAGTATCCTGTTTAAGAATGCCTGCCCATTGAATTTGTGAACCATCGACAAAATTTTTAAACAAACTTGGATTGCTCGACATTTTGCGAGCCAAATCTCCTGACCACTTATGACTCTGCAAAAAATCCACAAACTCTTGTGAAGGATTTTCAAACAGTTCTCGAGCCGTAGGAACTATACGCTCATCTGCAGTAGTTTCAAACTTCTGCCACCACTCTGGATTATCTTGGAAAAACTGAGGATCACGAGCTTCAAGTTCTGCTCGCCCTGCTTCAGTCTTCATATATTCACGAGCTACTTTAGCTTGTACGGCATCAGAGTTGCCACGGAGGGAGATAAATACCCTATTTTTAGGTACCCAGACTTCTTCAGTCAAGGCTCTAGGAGTTCCAATTGTTTCTCCAGCAAACTGCTTAACTGCAGCCGTCTCTGCGGCACGCTTCGACGCATATAGCCATTGGCTACCGTACTCTTGCACTGTTGGAGTTGGATGGCCTTCAAGTTCTGCATCTGTCATTTTCTTTGCACGAGCCTCGGGGGTATCAAGACCACGAGCTTTAAGATCAGCCTCAGAAAGAACAGTATGGGCACGATAGTACTTCAGGTCTTCAGCCACTGTAATACGCTGGTTAACAGCAGCTACACGCTCTTTGACCCCTGGGTCAACGAGAGTGGCTTGACGAATGGCCTCAGGAGTACGCCCGGTAGCAATAAACTCATCAGCAAATTTTTTAACATAAAGGTCATTCATACGATTAACCATTTTGGTTTTCGCATTCTGACCATATGAGCCTGCTACTTTAAAAGATCCAAGGTTAATACCCGCTAGGGCAATACCTTCAAGAGTGGGCGCCCGGCCTTCCATAGATGCCAGAGTAGTTTCCAGGGCTGTAGCTTCAGCTGCTACAGTTGCAGCAGTCGCTACTGGCTTCACAAGGCCAGGGGCTACAACTCTCCCTGCCACCTGCCTCGCCAGTGGGGCTACAACGTGGCCCGAGCCGCCTGCAATAGTCCCAACTACTGCCCCTTTACCACCGGCAATCATTGCGTCTTTAACTCGAGAGATATACTCTGACCAGTTCGCACACTGGCCTTTAGTATACGAGTCTATAAGAGCTTTACGCAGATACTCAGTTGTGAATCCCGCACCTGCTCCACCGCCAACAATAGCGCCTACAGCAGCCCCAGGTCCCGTAGGTGCAGTGACAGCACCACCAACACCAGCACCGAGTAAACCCCCAGCAACAAGAGAAGGAATATCTCCAACACCTTGCGCAATGCCAGCCGCAGTTTTCTGAAGAAAAGATGAGTCATTATCAATTCCAAGTGTTGGGGCTTCTCCCCGCGCAGCTAGACCTGCTACCGAGTTCTGCCAGCCGGCGCTAAAGGCTTCTCCTATTGAGCGCACTGGCTTAGGGCCTTTGTTTTGAGTCTCAGTTTTTGTCGCATTAAACGAAGTTACTGAATCTGAGCTAATCTCTTCATTAGGAGAAAAAGTTAATGCGGCAATAAATTGCGCATCATTCAAATCTTCTTTGGTAGTACCAACTGAAAGGCCATAAGTGTCCTTGAGAACTGCTCGAGCCTCTTTAACATCATAGCCTAAAGCAATGACTTCATTATATTCTTCAATAGCCGTCTGACGGATATCATCTAATGAATACCCGGCAGCAAGAGCTTCTTGAACATCCTTATTATAAAGCACGTTAGCTCCTTGGCTTTATACCCCGGGCCCGTAGCCTATCAAGAACTTGGTTGCCCGTAGGAGTTGAAGAATCAATTTGTTCAAATCCAGGACGAATAATTGTCACTGCTGTAGGACTACCTTCAAATGGATTACCACCGCGTGAAAAATCAGGTTTAATAGTGGGATTGGCTTTTACAAGCTTACTGATCCAACTATCTGGATTATTTATGTCAAAGTCAACAGCAACTGTACTCGGGCTTTCATAAGCCCTACGACGAATTGCACTTATCATTCTGTTTTTCTGTTCAACCTTTGCAGGGTCCGGCATGCTAAACATATCTTGCTTACCTACATATTTTTCAGACACATAGGTTTCAGCATTTGTTATGAAGGGTTTAGCCTCTACCGGTATTTTTGCCATTTCTTCTCGGAGATTTGCCAGGCGTCCTAAAGCTGCGTAGGGCAAATCACCATCTGCAATATGGCGATTAATATCAGCAACAGTATTATCCCAACCTTCCGCCACCACTCGCGCTCCAAGCTCATTTTCCACTGACTCCTGTTGAGCTTTAACTTTCTCATCAGATGCAGTCTTCTCAGCTCTTTCCATGCCGCGGAACGCATTATATGCCGTAAGTTTCGTTGACGGGCTAACACGAGGATCATCCGTTAAGGCGTAAAGAGCTGATGCATCAGCTTCATCACGAGCAAGCAAAGTAAGAAAGTCACTATATACGCTGTCCGAGTAGGCTTTATCTTCTTTTGCGCGTAAACGATCCGCACGAGACGCAAGAGTTTCTGCATGAGCTACCTCTGCTTGAATCTTTCGTTCTGCTCGTTCTATAGCATCAGAAACATTTATATACTTAGCTCCGAATTGTTCTTTTAGAGCTTCTTTATTAGCATTAAACCATTGAATAGTGGCATATGGATTCTGTCTTGCCCATGCCCCTACTGCAGTCATTATAGCTTTGTCATTTTGCTTCTCTGCCTGCATTGGATCATTAGCGAACAGCTGCCCATTACGATTAAAAGCCTCAATAAGGGCATTTACGTCTCCAATATCTGTCATAACCATGCGGTCATTCAGTTCATCAGATGCTGCCAATCGAGACTGCTTATCATACAAGGCTTGCTGCTCAACCATATATGAGCCTGTCTTGTCCAGATATTGCCTGGAATACTTATTCCATATCTCCCGAACCGCTAATTGTTCAAGGCCGGAATTTTCAAGAAAAGTTTGATACTGTTCTTGCTGCCAGGCATTCTCTTTATCAAGTAGCCCATCTACATCTTTGCCTTTAACCGTCTGCAAAATATGAACACGACGCTCACGGAATAACTTAGATACCTGGGTATCTGCATCTCGCATGTCGCGTTCAACAATTGCATTAACATATGCGTTAGCCAAGGAGCCGCCAGCCTTAGCAAAACCGTCAAGTTCTCGAAGATAACTGACAGTGGAAGACGTCTGAGCACTCATGCCACCACTTCCAGGGGCACGCATATTGAGGCGGGCATTGCCACCATAGTATGACGACAGAGTGTCAGCCATTACTTTGCTCCGTATTTTTCCAGGTTGCCAATAGCCGCTAATGACTTACCACTGGACGTTGCTGTTTTGGTCGCTGAATCAAACCAGCCCGCTTTATCTGCTATTCCTATACCACCAGCAATCCCACTCAAGAGAGAAGTGCCAGCGCTAATCCATCCAGAACGCTTCGCACTTTTAGCAGCATTTGAATAACCCGCTGCTTCAACATTATATGCCTCTCTATTCAAACGGCCCGCTCTAAGCACATTTTGACGCTCAGTTTCTGCATTTTTTGCAGACTCAGCAATCACATCCAAAATAGAGCCGCTGGTAACATCTACACCAGCCGCAGCACCCTGGGCAATTTGCTTAGACCTAAGACGCTGTGCATCCATTTCCAGGGCTGCTGCTTCATTACGGGCATTCAATTCCGCCAGCTCGCCCTGTTTACGAGCCATGTCCGCCTGGTATTCATATTGGGCTTGCTGAGCGCTCGCCTGAGAAAGACTTCCAATTACGCTAACAGCAGTGGAAGCTCCAAGAGCGATCATTCCAAGAGTTGCTGCGCTAGCCATTATATCACCTTTTCCATTAGGTACTCAGACTTATAAAAGCCCATTTTTTCCTTACACAGCATATCCGCTATTTCAGGATGCTCAATAGGGGCATGCATATATACACGCTTAACCCCTTCTTTTTTCAAACACAACTCTGCTGTCTTAATCAACTTTATCGACACACGCCCTCTATACTCTGGAAGTACGTATATCGCATGACAATCTGCAGTGAGTTCATGAGCTCTCATCGGGCCTGTATATAGAGCATAGCAGCTGTACCCCACAGCTTCACCTTTTTCATCACGAGCAACGAAAAAACGTAATGCTCTATTTCGTATAGCGTCGGTAAAAAGCATTAAGTTCAGGTTATAGTTCTCTCCAATAACCTCTTTACCGTGCCTGTGGAACAAATAAGTGAGTGTACCGACACACACCTCTGGCTGTTCTTGGAGAACAGTTATCATTGGTTCACCTCTATGTCGTACTTTATAGCTCGAACTTCACAAGGTAACGGCATATCATGATGCACATATACCTGGGTGTCATCCTCACTGCTTGCTGGAACTTTAACCGATATAGTGCCGGTATAAAGGTCCTGGGCTTTATTCATTACCCTTGTTGGGCCCATGAATACTTCTTGTTCAGGATACCCTTTTACTCCTACCTTCATACCGAGAGATTGGAGCATAGAAATTTCTGCGCTATATACCCTTTTACGATGTCCCATAATAACAGAATCAGAGGACTGAATTTGACAGCTTTCGAATTGCGCTTCAAAGGGTATACCAACAACAATTTTGTTCCCAAAAGTCTGCAGCGTTATAGAGCCACGAGTTACCGTTCTTTTTGGATGCACCCATCCATCTACTAATACTGCCACTTCTTGGCCTTCAAGGTGATCAAGACCACCAATCTGGTCTATAGCCAAATCTCCTTCATAATATAGATGGCTATCCATGAAATACCCATCTTGCGGGCGGGATATCTCAGAAAAAGCATCAAGAAAACTTTCAATATAGGTTTTTTCAACCCCATTAATAGTTCTCTTCATAACTAGCCAAACTTCATCAGAAACATCGCCAGGAATAATACATATAGATGAAGCTTGGCCATTGGGAAATATATGCCTGTGCCACGCCTGAACTTTTTGTGACTTTTCATATGACAGCCCCACAAGAGAACCGTCATTAAGCACACACCAAATATATGGGTCTTGTACTGTCTGCAGGTCCATTTCTTTAACTCCGCTAGACAGAATGTGCTCACTCATCATCGTCACGTCTACAGACGTATACTGGTCTTCTACATACCCGTATTCAAATATTCTTACACGAGTTCCGCCACGCTGTACAAATGCAAGACCACTGCCTATTTGTTGCACTCGCACAGGAAGAGACCCATAAGATGTTTGGCGAGATACTCGTATATTTTTTGGAGTTATGCTGTCAGTTCTATAATTTGCATGAATACTGTACTCAGCTCCAGAAGTTCCACAAGCCAGAGTATTGACAGCCTTCATCCATTGTATACCATTAACCTCATCTGATGAAATGGTATACTCAATGGCATGATCATCAAGGACATCATCACTGTCACTTTTCATCGTAAAATCATTAAACAGCCCAATACGAGTGGCCCAAATCGTCTGTGGGCGATTTGGGGTATTCGCATAGTATAAACGCTGTTCATGAAAAACAACATGTGAAGGCCAGTTATTGTCTGTCCAGTTTTCAGGTTGTGCAACAAAAGTTTCTGGTGTTATAGTCCAATTGGTATTTCCATATCGAACAAGCTTTTGCGGTGCAATACGAGGATGAACAATAAATATTGTATCTCCACTCTGTGCAAAGTCAATCTCTTTTGCCTGAGCCTCAGAATACGGTGAAGTAATCTGATATGGAGTACCATCTGGATTAGTAAGCTGTCCGCCCTTAAAATAAAAACGGATATAATACTCACCAAATTCCAGCACCATTGACTGGGTTACACTGAATTTAAATGGTATTAAACGTGGGTCTTTACTACCCGCTTCTGCAATAAAAGTAGTACCCTGACGCTTAATAATCGGGCCATGAGGTAAACAGACAAAATTCACCAGTTTGGCTGCGCCATTATAATACGCATCCAAATCAAAACGCGCCTGCAGACGAGGACTTATTTCCCCCGCTGTAAATGACGTTTGTACTGGTGTTAATCTAGGCATTTTAATACCTTACTTTAAGCCATGGACCCTCTTGCACTTGCTGAGGAGCCGTTTCAATTGCCTGTGTATTCATAGCCCGAACAAGAGCTTTATTCTCCAAGCTGTTAAGCATACTGAGCATTTCTTTATCAGCCGTTATTGATTGACACATTACCTTAGCAAGGCGATATGCCAACACCTCCACAAACTGACTATCATATGCAGTAGTGCTTACAGGCTTTCCAACATATCGTAAATAAATGACCTCCTCGTCACACAGTATACATCCGCCTTCAACCACAAATTGGGTATCATCAAGCCCAGTAGAAACAATACGCATACAGTCTATGGGCAGCACAAACTTATGAGAGTATCCAAACCCCGGAGTTTCATACTCCGGGGAAAGGATAACCCTTTTAATGGCAAACGTCCAAGGGTACTCACGCAACAGGACTTCAAGAGTGGGCTCATAGAGCCTTTTACACAAGCGCGACTGCTTAGAGGAATCGTCTGCCACAAGAATAGGCTCTTGTCCTATAAGAATCAACGCTTGGTTGCATATATCAGTCACTGTTGCCATGGTGCACCTCTTAGTCTACCACATAATAGATGGCTCCGGTCAAGCCATCGCCCGCGGCAAGGTTGGCCGAGGCCGTGGCGATGACGTCAAAGCCATCCACAGAGGTAATGAGCATACCGGACAGGCCGGGTGCGATAAAACAGGCACCTTTTTGGACTTCTGTCAATTCCGTGGCCGCCAGAAACGCGTCATCGTCCTTGGCCACTTCATTGTACACTTCGTCTTTGTAGCCATTGTGTCCCACTTTCAACGTGGTAGCCCCTCCGGCCGAGGAGCCCACGGTGGACAGAGACAGAATACGAATACGGCCCGCCGGAAATTTGGCGAGCAGAATTTCTTTGTCGGCTTTTTCGAGCACGGTGTCAATCACCGCAACCCGAACACGGCCATGGAGTTCTGTGGTCTCCGGACGATAGGCTTTATTGGCGACCTGAAGGGCCGCAAGAGTGGAGTACTGCATGTCACCCTCCTTAAACGTTTTCCGCGCACTGGACTTTGACAACCTTCTTCTCATCCATGCGCGTCGCTCCCATGTCCATTTCGACATAGATCTGCTGGGAGTAGTTTTTGTCGGGCCGAGGGCCACCTTTGACGGTGATGTCTTCTGCCACCGCAAGAAGCATACCGTCTTTCACCCAGGCCACACAGTCGCGGATGTTGTTATTCCAAGCCAGGCGTTCCGTTCGGATGAACTCAAAGCCCATAAAGGAATTCACGTCTCCGCGAACCAGGGCCTTGACGGTATTGTAATCCGCATTGGTGACCTGGGTTGTCTTCAACAGATTTTCCAGCTGATTGCTGGTCACCGCCATATACAGGGGCACTTCATCCATTTCGCCGAGCGCTTCATTCTGCCAGAAGCGCTTTTTCGTAGCGATCAGCTTGTCGATGGTGAGGCCGGTGCCGCCCGCAGGAATGACCTGACTGGTAGGAAATGCCACGCGAGTCTTGCCTTCTTTGCCGGTCCACGCGTCATCAAAGAACGCGTCAATGATAATCTGATCAACCGCTCGGTTGAAGGCCATCACGGCATTCATGGTGTATGGACCTGTCGGGTCCGCAAGCATGCGCAGCTTATCGGTGTTGTCCACCAGGTCGGCCCAGTTATAGGGCGAAGAGGACACGCGCCGACGCATATGAGGGGTGTTCATGAGAGGAGTGTCACTGTGACGCCCGCCCTTGGGCTGGGCTTCAACAGGACCGATCTGGTCATAGTACTGGAACTCCGCGTGGATGGATTCCACGCGAACTGCACGGCGCAGCCTGCTCTGTTTCTGCTGAAGCAGCAGCGTGATATTGCTGCTGTACTGCTGCACCATGGCTTCGGTAATTTCGAAGGACATGATAACCTCGATGTTTTTGAGAAAAATGTGGGTTATCCGTTACCGGGCCACAAGGCGCTCAAACAGTTTCTGAGCGCGGTCCACAACCATTTTATGCTCCGGATGCGAGGCGTCCAGGTAGGCCGGATGACTCTGAACTTCTGCAATCTGCTCTCGGATAGCCTCCGGAGTCATAACTTGCGATCCGCCAGTCTTATCAAGACCGACGTCTTCTTGAGTCATCTCTCCAAGTTTGGAGATCATACGAACAAAACCTGGGTTGCGCCCAAGGCCGGAATCAACAATTGCCTGAATCATATTCTGATCGCCATAGCGAGACAAAACACGATTGGCAATGGTGATTTTAAGATCATACGCTTCGCCCCATTCAGAGCGGAGAGCACTTTCACATGCCTGAGTTTCAGCCGTGCATTTTGCAAGGTCTTCCGCTGCATAAATACCGGCCTGTTCTGCGTACTTGTTAATAACCACATTGGCCTGAGCATTATTCAGGCCCGCCGCCTTTGCCCATCCGCGGAACATTTCCACGTCTTTGGCGAGAGCGCCTTTATGAACATCAGACAACTTTGAGTCGTCGTACTTGAAGGCATACTTCTTGGGGTCATCCGGACACCCAAGCTTGGCATACGCTTCTTGAAATTCTTCATCAGTCTTGGGGATGGTAATCCGATCACGACCGATAAGTTTTTGGGCATTTTCATACCCACGGGCCAAGTTTTCCACATCCTTGAACTTGCTAAGCGTTTTGGATGCCTTGAGGTCATCCGGCATGCTTGCAAGCCATTCAGGACCTTCAAACTTTTGACCTTGAGCTTCCTGGCCCTGCTGTTCATTCAACTGGGCCCCATCAGTAGGGTTGTCCATCTACCACTCCAAGCTTTTTATTGGCTCTGATCAAAATATACAGAGCCAGGTTTCTTGCACCTTCTCTGAACATCACCAATGACTGTGAGTCAGAGACCTCTTCAACAGTAGACCTGCTTATATAAGCATGATCCAAAATATCCTGCAGGACAATTTCACCTTCAGGAGTGCTGAAGACATGCCCATAGCAGTCCATGAGGTCTTTTAAATCTCTCATTGCATCTGCCCCAAAGTAGCCATGCCCTGAGCGGTATCTTTAAGCGCCGCTCCGCCTTGAGCAGCCATTTCCAGCTGCGCTTGCATTGCCTGCTGCTCTTGCCTTTGCTGCCGCATCTCAGATACTTCTCTTTGCGAGCGGAAGAACTGAGGATTGAGAGAGTACACTTGACCCAGCCGCCGAGCAATTACTTCAGTATTAAATACGTCCATGACTGTCGGGTCCGCGGCCATAAAAGGTGAAATAAGCTGAGCTACGCGCAATAAGCCATTTGCTTCCGTCTGCTCTTGCGCTTTGAACATGAGCGATTGATATGTAATACGGAGCTTCACATCTGGCTGTAACAAAATTTGAGGGGGTTCGGGCAAACGTCCGGCACGTAACATAAGCCCGAATACCCGCTCCAGGAGGGGGCCCAGTAATTCGGCCTGTGCACGCCCAACCACTGGACCCAGTAGCCGCATCCGGTCCTCCGCCCGCTGGAGGACCTCGGTGGCCGTCATTTGAGGCCCTTCAGACATCTGGAGTTGATCTACGTAAAACATTTCTCGAATACGATTACGACGCCCCTGGGCAAGATCTTCACCCAGTTGCGGCACTCCACCTGTCTGCAAAGGCACAATTCTGTCTTCGGCACTGAGACCTTGACGAAAATATGAAATAGCACCAGGAGCCACTCGAATGGCGCCAATAAACCCCTGATCTGGAACCATAAGCGGCGGGTCAACCATTTTTTGAGCGCCCTGCAGCACTGTTTTGTCTATCTGCTGCAAAACATTAAGGTCCGCCAGGGCAGTAGATCCTGGGCCTCTCCCATAGGTCTCATACGATGTTTTATAAAAGCGCCCTATAGCAAAGGGGCATTCATCATACGAGCCTTCAGAGATAATGTGATTATTCTGCAATTCAATATATGCCGTTCTAAACGGCTTGCCATTTATTGCTTGCACAGGCTCAATGACATGCAGAATATCGATCTTTTCAGAAATGTTATTTGATTCATACAGCTTTTGTGTCCGCTCAGACAACCGCTCAAGCCCAAACGTATGGACAAGTTGAGCCGCTGTACGCTTATACTTCCGGAACAAAGTGTCTACCTTGTTACCAGAAGACTCTCCAAAATAGCACTCTTGCAATGGCAAAGAATTGAACTGAAGCAAAGACAGATTCGGGCTTTCTGTCACGAATATAATACCATTACCAAAAGCACCAAGAGAGTGATAAACTTCTTGAATAGCCGTAATAAACCCGCACTGTGGTCTTCCCATTTCGATAAACATGCGAGAGCTCACCTCATGGAGCCACAACTGCACGTCATAGTCGTTATCTACTTCAGGATTGTTTGTATTGAGCTCAAACCACTTCTGTGTCGGGCTTGTAAGCAAGCTATAGAACCCCGCAGCCAGGCGCTCATTACACGCCTGACCTATTGAGTCATACAACTCGCCTCTACGCTTTTCTCCTTCGGTATTGTAATCAGAAGTAAAGCGCGCGGAGTCAGGCGCAACCACTCGCGCAATCTCATCCCAATGGGAATTGAATACGCTTCTGTCCGCCTCCATCTGAGCGAATTTGCTTCGCCATACTCGTACACGCGCAGGAACTTCCATATTACTCACCCAAAAGCGTTTTACGCTTTACGGTCTGCTTGGTCATATCGCCTTCACCAGTGGACCGCAACTGCTGATATTGATCTTTGCGACGTTGATCAAGGGAAGAAGAGGTAGTCTGGGATTCAGCTTTGGCCGTAGGGTCTTTGGCAAGTGACCACAATACAGACCCCATATTTTCCCACTTGGTTATACCAGTGTCTGTGTTATACACACCGACTACTGAATGCTCTCCAAGAGTGGCTTTTTGAGCATTGTAATCACTCGAAGACATCTCTCTCCTTACGCCAGAAGAGTCGATAAAACGAGTGTTGGTATTCCACACATGATTACGGCTCATATCAACCACCCAGGAGGGTTTTACGCTTTACAGCCGTAGTTGTTTCATCACCCTGTGTGCCCGTGGCCAGGAGAGAACCACGGCCGGCTTTACGCCGTTCTTCCGCGGCATTCTGGCTGGCCTTCAGTTCTGCCGCTTCTTTTTCCGCTTTTTCTGTCGCAGCGCGCTGTTCTGCCAGCTGCCGTTCATAGGCACTGGTATCTGGCTTTTTGCTGCCACCAAGACCAAGGAATCCACCGCCACCACCCATGGTTATGCCCTCGTAGTCGGAGGCCGTTTTGGAGTTGGAGCATTTCGGTCATACCCGATCAATGTTGTTCCTACTCGCTGAGCCTTTCTGACTTGGTTTTCAATTGAGTTATCAAAATCGTCAATAGTCTTTTCCATGTTGACCTGTTGACGTTCCGCTTCATTATGAGCGTTCTTCGGCCTGGAATAGGTTAAGATACCCCCTGATGTGGCACTCATACCGCACCCCAAGCCGAAGAACTGTATTCAACAACCGGAAGTGGTTGTGAGAGCGTCGCGTCATCCCCATAAACACGACGCCGGTACTCCCGGTCATTGATTTTAACTGGGTCATAATTAGACCCAAGAGCTTGCAAAGGTCTCGACTCCGCACTGCTTATCTGATTATCCCGAAGGGCCACCGCGAGCATGCGAAACGCGTCCGCAAAGTCGCTTGCCCAGTCGTGGATTGGTGCACCATATACCTCTTTTTGAGCGTCCCACGAAGCACGATACTGTTTCAATGCTTCAATGAGGCGCTCGCACCTGGCCTGATTAAAGTGGCATCTCGCCAAAAGTGAACGAGCCGTGTGAATGCCTTCTTCAATTGCGATGCGATTTGCTATCACAATGTTCTGCAGACCAAGTGAATACAGTGTCTGGAGCCGAGACAAGCCCGAACCAAGTTCACGCACGCGCACATCATGCGGGAGTATATGATAGCCGTAGGCATACGGCCTCTCCCTGAGCTGCTTAACGTAAAACTCCAGCCCTTTGCCATTGTCATGCACCAAATCGATTACATGAATGGCATTGCCCAGTTGTTGAAAGCAGATAACCACCAACGTATCATCCACTCCCAGGTCCCAGGCTGTATGAACTGGTTGGTTCGGGTCCCAAGACACTTGTCCTATACGTCCATCCGCGTCGGCCCATTCCATTGCTTCGCCATAATAGGCGCCGGTCATGGCCGCGTCAAATGAACAATAGAACTCCTGTCTTGCCAGGGCGCGTGGCATACCATTGCGGATTTCATCCTCGACCTGTTCCGCGGTCATAACCCCCGTATCCTCTATGGTTTCCATATCGGTATACCATTTAGGGTCATGCTGCGCGGCTAGCCATAGGCGGTACATGTGGTTCTTTCCGCGAGGCGTGCCATTAAAGAGCGCCCATCCATCATTCTCTATCAAAATGGGGCGCAAGTAGTTCCACGCTTCCACTTTGTGAAGAGAAAATTCTGAAAAAATAACTCCAACAGGGTTAGTACCCACAATAGAGTCAATATTATCTGAACCAAGAAATCGGACAAAAGACCCATTGACCAGTTCCAGTGTCATCTGCTGATTATCACGGCGAGCTATTAGCTCTCTTGGAAAGTGATCAATGTTACGGAATCCGTCTTTGTCCAGACCCTCCCACACAATTCTTCGCGCCTGCGTAAAATAAGGGAGGATATAAAAATATGAGCCACGGCGTTTAAACGCCTCACGGGCCATTATGTTGATGCAAACTTTGTCTTTCCCGGCGCGACGATGCATTACCACAATAGCCCTCTTACAACCGTCATTAAGACAGTTGTACAGGCCCCTCTGGTAGGGCCGTGGCTTAAAGTTATGCGGTATGGTTATCGTCTTTACCATGGGGGGCCTACTACAGCGAATTAAGAATCTGGATAGCTACTCCCTGCTGTCCCGCAAGGTCATCCATTTTCCATTGGGCTGCAGAGCTTTTAAGCGTGGAATATGCCTTAGACAGATCCGCCAGCTTTTTGGTGGCTAGTTCTCCGTCCTCTTCGACGTCTATCCGCTGCGCACAGTCATAAATTTTGCCCAGTAGGCATACTTCAGTTCTCGCGTACAATGGCGCCAATAGCAGCTGCCTGTCAATATCCCTTTCCATGAGAATAGCACGTTTGTCCTGGTCCATTTTTTGAACTGCAGGAACATACTGTTTCTCACTTACCAGGGACTTAACAACTACTAGCGGCATATTAAGGTCCCGAGCGATTTCTTCTTCACTCAGGCCATATGTTTCATAGTAGAGGCGCACCAGCGCGATATCTGAATTTGTCATATTTCATATTATAAAAGGGTTCATTTCTTTTGTAAACCGGGATTCAGAAATTAGTTTAAATACGATTATATCGCATTAGTTTATAAGCCAGGCCTGGGTATTTTACCAAGTTTTAGTTTTTAAGCTAATGCGACAAATAATATCTACAATGCGACACATATTATTGGATTTCAGAACTCGGTATTTATAGAGGATAAGCATTTCATCATCAAAATATGAAAATTATCATAAAAGTGTGAAAATTATTGTATTTTTACGATGATCAGTTTAAAAGCTGAAAAATTTAACGGTGGTGATGCAAAAACCAAATTATTGTATTTTTACGATGATCAGTTTAAAAGCTGAAAAATTTAACGGTGGTGATGCAAAAACTACGTTTACCCAAAAATCCCTTACCCCGGGGGCCCTCTTTTAAAATCAATATATTATATAATAAATTAAAATAATCATTGGGCCCTCGGCTCGTCATTATAAAAATGGACTCGTGTTACTCGATTATTGATAAAATATTATTTTAATTTATTATTCCGGGCCTTTAATTTATTATTCCATTCGATTTAATTTATAATTTTATCACTTTTTTATCATTTTTATATTTTCGGGCGTTGCCCTCAAATATAAAAACTAAAAAAGCTAAAATTATAAAATAAATCTCATTCCATAATAAAATAAAGGCCCTCCATAATAAAATAAAATAACATTTTACAATAATCTTCATAACACTTCATCCCTTTTTATAATTTCCTCACCTCGGGCCCAATCAAACAAACTTTCACTCATCGAACTTTCTTTCACACCATCCAACAGACTTTCATTCCTCTAACTCTCAAAATAACAAAAAATCGCGATTACCCCCATAATCGCGATTTTTCCCCTAAACCCCTACACCTTATTTTTCAATAAACTTCCTTCCCTCGCAATCCGTGCATATACGTACGCCGTCTTTCTTCAGGTACATAAGGAGAGAGGAAACATTCTTAGCGGAAATTCCCATCTTCCCGCTAATTTCCTTAATACTTAAGCGGCCCACAGAGCTGAGCAGCTCTACTAGCTCCTCTTTTCTTCCCCCCTCTTCGCCTCGTTCCAACTTAAGGCCCTTTACAAAGTTTCGTAGGGCTTTTATCTCTTCATTGCTCAACTTCAAGGCCGCCAAAGCAGCCATAACATCGCCAAAGCTCATACCCTTGACCTCTTCCTTGACCTCTTCC